ATGGAACTGCCGCTCGCAAAATAACATACGCAGTTGCTACAGAATCAATCCCATGGGCCGTGCAGGCAAGCAGCCCGACGTTTGCTGGCACGATGGTTGGGTTCCGGCCTTATGTTGCCAACCCACCCCCACTGATTACCCAGCAGCCACAATCGCAAGTCGTGAAAATAGGCGGCACTGCAACATTTAAGGTGATCGACACTTATGCGACTAGTTACCAATGGCAACTTTTCAGTGGGACATGGGCCGATATAAGCGGTGCCACATCATCAAGCTACACGACAGGTACACTTGCGAGTGGTGATGACGGCTCGCTTCGCCGGTGCGTTACGACAAATGCTTATGGAACGGCAACATCGCAGCAAGCGGGCCTGACCGTCCACAACGCACAGAATATCTGGCGGAGGAGTCATGGCTAGAATTACTAGCAGTGACCTGCTCAAGAAAAATAACAGCGGCGTATCGCAGCTTATTGCAGCAGGGTTTTTTGAAGTAGCATCGAGTACAGGGGTATCGATATCCCCGTCTGTTGGCTCAATCGCAATTACAGGCTATGCGCCCGTTGTTAGCCAAACCTCCAATGTTTCACTGGTTCCTAATGTTGGCTCGATAGCGCTAACTGGATATGCACCGAGTATTTCACAGCCTCAAGCAGCAACACCGAGCGTCGGAAGTATTGCGCTAACTGGATATGCTCCAACAGTAGCGCAGACAGCGAATCAGAGTGTTGCGCCAGCCGTTGGTAATATAGCCGTTACAGGTTATTCCCCTACGATTCTGCAACCAATCGAGGTTAGTCCCGGCGTTGGATCATTAAGTATCACCGGCTATGTTCCAACAGTCAGCCAATCTGCAAGCAGCAATACGGCAGTTGATCCTGCATCTGGCAGCATCAATATTACAGGTTATACTCCCGCTGTTTCTCAGCCTATAGCTGTCACTCCGGCAGTGGGAAGTTTGGTAATTACAGGTTATGCCCCATCAGTAGCTCAGCCTATAGTCGCAAATCCTGCTGTGGGGTCGCTCAATATTACCGGCTATGCCCCAACGATATCTCAGCCATTAACTATTGTCCCTGTCGTGGGATCGTTGGAAATAACAGGTTATGCCCCAACCGTCGCACAGACCTCAGGCGCAAACACTTATATCGACCCACTTAACGGTGTTGTGTATATCACCGGCTATGCGCCCATAGTCGCGCAGACCGATAATCAGGCGCTCATTCCTGATACTGGTATCGTCACCATCACCGGCTACGCCCCATCGGTAACTCAATCGCTCACGCTCGTACTAACCCATGCCCAGGCACAACGGCTTGAGTCGGTATTGCGCCTACACGGTCTGATCGATCCGCTGGTGGTAACGCCCACTTCACGCGGCGATGGAACCCTGGCGCAAACCCTGAGTGGCACCGGCGATATCACCGTCACCACTACCTCAATGCCGGGCACAGCCAATGTCACCCCTGACCTGCTCGACAAGCTTGCCCGCTGGTATGGGCTGATCGATCCCATGGTTGAAAGCACCGCATCACGGACAGATGGTACTCTTACCCAAACGGTAGTAACGGTTGCAGATACAACAACGGTAACTACAATATGAGCATCCGGTCGCGCATCGTTCGGGGAGTAGGTTATGGCGCACTGGCAATATGCACAGTCGGTTTTATAATTCCGGCCGAGCAACCTGTCGCTACTCCCTATGCCCGTGGCGGCGGGGCATGGCAATCCATCAGCAATAAAAAAATCAAACGCAAGCCGCGCGATAAATTTGAAGAGTTCCAGATTCTCATCGACGGCATGATCGTCGACATCATTCCGGACGTAAGTATCACTACCAAACAACCCCGCTCAAGAGCCGAGCGCCGTGCCAGCGAGGAATTTTTACTCATCTTATAAATCGTGACATTTTTGGCATAAATGTCACAAGCAATAAAGTAAAAAGCATGTACTACTCATAGGAGTCGCGCATGCCAATACGCCAACGCATCGAAGGACAAGTACACCGAAACTTCACCCTGCAAATCACCAAGCGGGATGCTGCCGTCGCTTCCGGCGACGATACTGCTGCCGAACAGGCGCTGCTCTCTGAAAACCTCGTACTCGAATTCCCCTTTTCTTCCGAAGAGCCCTATCTGCGCAGCAGCTGGTGGGATGAGCCGTGGGTAGAAACCCTCGGCCATGCCGATGGCGAATGCGACCTCACCCGCCTTAACGATGGCGCACCTGTCTTGCTCAATCACGGTGGCAATACAACCGAAGAAGCGCCCCTGCGCTCTATTGGCACCACCGTGCGCGCCTGGATAGAAGGCGGTCGCGGTTTTGTCGAGGTCAAGCTCTCCCGCCGCGACGGCATGGAAGGTCTCATTCAGGATATTCAAGACGGCATCGTGCGCAATATCAGCGTGGGTTACCAGATCCTTGAACGCACCCTGGTCAAGCAGACAGAAGGCATGCCGGACGAATACCGCGTCACCAAATGGCTACCGATGGAAGTATCCGTAGTGGATATTCCGGCGGATAGCACCGTAGGAATTGGCCGCTCTGCTGATACAGCGCAGCCCGTACAAGCCCGCCGTTACACGGTGGTTGATTTGCCCGATGAGGGATTAACTTTGAAAGGAAGTAACATGCCTGAAAACCAAAACGCCGCATCGGGCGGAGTGCAACAACCCGATATCAACGCGATCCGCGCTGAAGCAATTGCGGCAGAACGTACCCGCGCTGCCGACATTCGCACTGCCGTGCGCTCGGCCAATATTGATGTAGCCTATGCTGACGAGCTCATCGCAAGCGACGTCACCATCGATGCAGCCCGCGCTGCCGTGCTGGAAAAGCTCGCCGCCCGCACCGCTGCTGCGCCGGTATCTAGCCGTGCCGATATCCAGATGATCGGCGACGAAACAGAAAACCGCCGCGAGTTTATGGCCAATGCCATCCTGCACCGTGCCAACCCAAACCATAAACTGGAAGAGGGTGCCCGCCAGTTTGCCGGCCTTTCCATGATGGAGCTGGCCCGCGATTGCCTGGAACAGCGCGGCGTAAAAACGCGCGGACTGGACAAGTTGCAACTAGCCGCTCGTGCCTTTGAAGGCACTTCCGACCTGCCATCCGTCCTGGCAAATGTGGCCAATAAATCGTTGCGGCAGGCATACTTGTCTGCACCGCGCACCTTCACCCCATGGGCGCGTCAGGCTTCTGCTGCCGATTTCAAAACCATCAGCCGCACCAATCTGAGCGATGCGCCGGCGCTGGAAAAAGTCAACGAAAACGGCGAATTCAAACGCGGCTCGGTAACCGATGGTAAAGAAACTTACCAGCTCGCAACCGTCGGCAAGATCATCGGCTTCACCCGCCAATCTATCATTAACGACGACCTCGGCGCGCTGACCCGTGTGCCGGCCCTATTTGCCAATGCTGCGGCTAACTACGAGTCCGATACTGTTTACGGCATCATCACCGCCAACGCAAACCTGTCCGATGCCGTTGCCCTGTTCGAGGCAACAACCCACAAAAACCTGACCGGCACCGGTACCGTATTATCGGTGACATCGCTGGGTGTGGCGCGCACGCTGATGCGCAAGCAAGCAACCCCACAAGGTGCGGTGATGAATCTGAACCCCGAGTTCCTCATCGTCCCTGCCGCGCTGGAGACCATCGCCAACCAGTATGTGTCCAGCCAGTTTGTATCGGCCCAGTCCAGCAACATCAACCCCTTCGCCGGCAAGCTGCAAGTCGTTGCCGAAGCGCGCCTGGATGCCAACAGTGCAACTGCCTGGTATCTGGCAGCGGGCAACAACTCCATCGACACCGTGGAATATTGCTACCTCGAAGGTCAAAACGGCGTCTATATCGAAACCCGCCAGGGCTTTGAAGTAGACGGCATGGAGATCAAGGCCCGCCTCGATTTTGCAGCCAAGGCCATCGATTACCGTGGTCTATACAAAAACGTCGGTGCATAACCCATAGCAGAAAGTTGAAAGTAGTAAGTGGTAAGTAAAACCGCCACTCGCTACTTCCCACTTACTACTTACCAATTAAGGAGATTCAAAAATGAAAAATTTTATTATGTCCGGCGACGTACTGCCACTCACACCTACTGTCGCAGTTGCCTCAGGTGTCGGTTATCTATTTGGCACAGGCCTGTTCGGCGTAGCCACTGATGATTGTGCAGCTAACGTGGAAGGTACTTTCGCAACAGAAGGTGTTGTCGATATCGCCAAAACCAGCGCGCTGGCAATTACTACAGGTGACCGTCTGTATTGGGATGCAACCAACAAGGTGGTGAACAAAACGGCAACCGCACAGCAATGCGTCGGCATCGCCGTGCAGGATGCAGCTAACCCATCGGCCACTGTGCGCATGAGCATTGGCGCTTATGTTGCTGTAGCAGCGTAATAAAAAATGTCCTTCGCCGCACTGCAAGCACGAGTCAACAGTGCCGCGATGGCAAAGTTATCTGACGTCGCCACCATCAACACGGTGGCGGTAAATGTGAAGTTTGTTGAGTCGTATGCAGACCCGTTGGGTTTTTCCGGCTCAAGTCCCTCGCTGCTTGCAATCAGTACCGAGATGACAGGATTAGCACAAGGGTCAGCGGTATTTTTTGGCGGGGTGAATTACACCGTCACCGCCATCAAGCCTGACGGTAATGGCATGACGCGTTTGATGTTGCAGGAAGTATGACATGGCAAACCATCTGCATAAACAAATCCGCGATGCGCTTAAAACCGCGCTGACAGGGCTGACGACAACAGGTGCCAGGGCGTATGC